GAATATTCAGAAGCAGGTAGAATAGAATATTGGATAGTAAATTAATAAATTATGAGTTATTATAGACAATTAATACAATCAGACCCTTATATAACAAGTCAAGTTGCTCACTATCCTTTTGATACTAATGCAAATGATTTAATAAACGCTTACAATGGAACAAGTAATAATATAGTTTACACGAATCCTGGAGCAAGTGGAACTGGTGGTAGTGCTACATTTAATGGAAGTAATTCAACTATTAATGTTCCTAATCCTGTTTCAAATGATTTTAGTTTTGGTACGGGGGCTTTTTCAATTAATATGTGGGTTTACATTCCTACAGGTGGTGTAGGAGGTACTTACATAACAAAAAGAGACCCAACATTTAACGAATGGACTATATTTCATAATGTTGCAACAAGTCAACTTATTTGGACTCAACGTAGTACTTCAGGAGGTTCAATAGGAAGAACTGCTACAATAGCTGTACCTTTTAATGTTTGGAATATGATAACAATTACTTTTAGCGGTGGATTACTTGTTGGAGGAATTAAAATGTATCTTAATAGGAATTTGTTGGTTGCCACAAATCAAGTAGTTGCAGGTTATACAGGCAACAATCCTACAGGTTGTAGAATGCTTTTAGGTAGGCAAGGAAATAATGCAGGTACTTTTATAACTGCAAGAATAGACAGCACAAGAATATGGAAAGGCAGAGAATTAAACGCAACAGAAATAACAGATATATATAACACATTTTACTAAAAACAAATGATAAAGACAACAACGCCAGTGGCTTATGACTATATAACTCCTTCATTAACAGAGGTTGTATTTGCAAAAATAGGTCAGAGTATTAGAAACGATGAATCAGAAACTTATACTTTGTATATTGAAGAGTGGGTAGAAATTCCTTATACTGCTGAAGTGCCTGATGGTAATGGAGGAACTGTAGAGGAAACATTTACAAATAAAAAAATAATTCGTAACCATTCAAGGGTAATGACTTTTGTAGAAGCTGATGCTTTAACTGACGCATTAGACCAAATGTACACTATAACAGAAACAGGTGCTTACAGACGTAAAAAATATACAGAGTTAGGTCATTTATTGATTAACAACTCTGAGAATGTAAGAGAAGTGCCTTGGGAATTAGTATAAATGAAAGAGATAATAGGGTTTTTATTATTTATAATAGCATTAGTTCTAATATTTTTAATGACTATTGTAAACTTTTTTGAAGTGCAGAACAAGAAAGGTTATTTCAGAAGTACTGCTTTAAATTTAGATGTTTGGGGAAATGTAGAGTTTAGAACATTTTGGAATAACCATCTAGTAAAGGATAAAATAGATTATCCATTTGGAATACAAGGAGAAACAATATCAAGTGTTTTAGGGAAGAATATATTAATTAATAATTTAACAAATGCAGGAAAAGTTCTTGTGTGGATATTAACCGAGAAGCATTGTATAGATGCAATCAAATTATAAAAAAATTAAATATGTTTAAAGTTAGTATATTTGTAGTAATGTTGATTATGTTTATTTTAACTTGCACATCTGAGCCCGTTAAAGAATCATATCCACCTGTAGAAAAAATATATTTACCAACACCCTATAATGCAAGTGACTCTTTAGTTATATATATTAACAATGAAAGAGCTTTAAACGGTCTGCCAAAATTGATACCGGAAAAATTGTTAACATCGATTTGCGAAGAAAAATGTAATGATATGATTAAAACAAAAAATGTAAATCACGATGGGTTTTCAAACAGATTTGATAAAAGTAATGCTATAGTGTTATTAGAAAATGTGGGATGGGGATTCTCTACAGATAACGCTTTGTGTCAAGCGTACATGGATAGTCCAAGGCATAGATATAATATACTGAACAGGAATGTGACACATATAGGGGTTTATACAAAACAAAAGTACAATTGTTGTTTATTTGCAAAATACTACACAAAATAAAAAATTAAATAAATGAGTAGAGAGCAAATAGATATATTATTAAGTAAATGGATAAGTAGGAAACTACTTGTCTTTATAATAGCGTGTGTAGGATTATTTATAAATATATTAGATTCCTACGATTGGGTAGTAATAGCCACTGCTTATGTAGGATCAGAAACATTTATAACAATAGTTGAAAAATTAAAAAAGCATGAATAACGAGTCACTAAAAATATATTTTCTAAATATAATAACAATAGCAATAACACTTACCGATTTGGAAGCTGCTTTAAAAGTAACACTACTATGTGCGTCAATAGTATATACAATGATGAAAATAATCGATTGGATAATAATTAAAATAAAAAATAAAAATGCTGATAACAGTAAAGAGATTATATAAGACTGATTCATCTACAATAGGCGAATTATCAATAGACGGGGTTTTTGAATGTTTTACATTGGAAGATAAAGAAAGAGATGTAAAGATAAAATCAGAAACAGCAATACCTAAAGGGACTTATAAGGTAATAATAAATCAATCTAATAGATTTAAAAGATTACTACCGTTACTTATAAATGTTCCTAACTTTGAGGGTGTACGAATACATAGTGGAAATTCTAATCACGATACAGAAGGGTGCATACTAGTAGGGCAGTCTAGAAATAAAAACTATATTGGTCAATCAAGAAAAGCGTTTGAAAAATTATTTAAAAAAATGCAAGCAGCAAAAGATATAACCTTAACAATTCAGTCATAATGAAAAAATATATTATATTATTAATATTATTAACCTCTTGCGCAAGTAGACAAGTTGATGTAAATAAAACTAACGCGAGAAAAGATAGTGTATCTGTAACCGATGTTTCGCTTGTAGTAAAAGAAAATAAAGAAAAAAAAGATTCTACCAATATAAAGATTAATACAGAAACAGACGAAATAACAATAACACCCATAGATAGTAGTGAGGGTATAATTGTAGAGGGTAAAAACTATAAAAATGTTATTATAAAATTAAAAAGAAACAAGACTAATACTTCTTATGCAAATAGTAGCAAAGAAACAATTAACACGTTAAAAGATTCTATTGCAACTAATAAAACAACTACAAAAGAAGTTATTGAGAATAAGGCTAAGGAAGTAAATAGAGGCCCTAGATATTATTTAATTTTTTGGTTATTTTTATTAATATTAATACTATATTTATTATGGCGAAACAGACAACAGTTAGTAAAATTTCTACCCCTAAAGTAACAAGATCGGGCATTCATGCTAAAAGCAAAGTGTCAAAATTAAAATCATCAAAATTATATAAAAAGTCTTACAAAGGGCAAGGATAATTGCAACACTTTAAAATAATTAGTAAACAGGTGATTTATATAAGTAATAACAATAAAATCAAATAAAATGAAAAAAGTAGAGAATGAATTTACAAGTTTTGAAGAAGTATCAAAATTAACACAAGAAGAACTAAGCAATTTACAATCTTTAGTATCTGAATACAATAGTATACAACTTAAGTGTGGTGATTTAGAAATTCAAAAACATCAATTATTACATAAAGTAGGAATGATTTCAACAGCATTGGAAACATTGCAGAATAATTTAAAAGATACTTACGGTGATGTTGTGGTTGATATTAATACAGGCACATTTAAACCGAAAGTAGATGAAATTAGTTCGTAAGATAAGTATAGGTAGAGATTATAAGACCGATGCAATGCACTATTCAATAGGACAAGAGGTATACGGTAAACATATAATTAATAATATAATAGAAGAAGATGATAAGTATTCTATATATATTAAGAAAGACGATGAAGTTGTTCCCTGGAAAGACTTTAATAAGAACATGGCAATATCTGTAGAATATAATTTAGATTACTAATGAGAAGCGTTTTTTCTTTTATAGTGGAACCTAAAGACAAAAGGTATACAAACACAAAAGAGACTGAACACGGTAGCATAATTATAAATACTGAATTACAAAATTATCAAAGTGTTAGTAGACACGGTATTGTAAAAGCTATTCCTTTAGCAACAGACACAGAAATAAGTGTAGGTGATGAAGTAATTGTGCATCATAACGTGTTTAGAAGATTTCATGATATAAAGGGTATTGAAAAAAATAGTAGAGCATACTATGACGAAGATACTTATTTTGTAGATGATAACCAAATATTTTTGTATAAGCACGAAAACAAATGGATTGCTCCTAAAGGATATTGTTTTATAAAACCTATAAAGTCAAAAAATATATTTACTACAGATCATGAAAGACCACTTGTTGGTGTTTTAAAATATGCAGACAAAAGTCTTATAAAAAACAATATAGTTGCTGGTTCATTAGTAGGGTTTTTACCTGGTAGTGAATATGAGTTTGTAGTAGAAGGGCAGAGGTTATACCGAGTACCCACCAATTTAATTTCAATAAAATATGAATGTAAAGGAGACGAAGAGGAATATAATCCAAGCTGGGCACAAAGCAGTACTTGAACTAATTAAAGTTGCAGAGGAAGCTATACTAGATAACGGTGAAGATGATTTGTCCGCTGATAAATTAAAGAACGCCGCCGCTACAAAGAAGTTAGCGATATTCGATGCTTTTGAGATCCTTAGCAGAATAGAAGAAGAAGAGAATATACTTGATGAAAAACCTAAAGAAGATATAGAAAAGAATGTTTTTAAAGGATTCGCAGAAAGGAGATCTAAATAATGTACGAGCAAAGTTTATTTAAAAAGATTACACCTATAAAGTTAACTACAATATCAAGACTTAATAGAACTAAGAAATGGGTTTATGGTCATGATAAAGAGCATGATGTAATAGTCATAAGTAAGACTGGTCAAATAGGTGAGATATACGAAATACAGAATTTAAAAATAGCATTACCTAAGCAACCATCAAGCATTGATAACTTTGGCAATAAATGGAAGGTAGCAGACTATCCAAAAGAATTAAAGAATATAAAAAGTGTTTTTGAGTGGAGAGATTACCCTGATACTTTTAAAGAAAAGTGGGAGGGCTATATTGACGAAGAGTTTAAACGCAGAGAAGAAGGGTATTGGTTTGTAAATAAAGGAGTAAACACATACATAACAGGTACACATTATATGTACTTGCAATGGTCAAAGATTGATGTTGGACCACCTGAGTTTCGTGAGGCTAACAGATTATTCTTTATATTTTGGGAGGCTTGTAAAGCGGATAATAGATGCTACGGGATGTCTTACTTAAAGAATAGACGTTCTGGATTTTCGTTTATGGCTTCTGGAGAAACTGTTAACTTAGCTACAATAACTGGTGATGGTAGATTTGGTATCTTATCAAAGTCTGGGGCCGATGCTAAAAAGATGTTTACAGATAAAGTAGTTCCTATATCATTAAATTATCCGTTTTTCTTTAAGCCAATACAAGACGGTATGGATAGACCTAAAACGGAATTAGCATATCGTATTCCAGCATCTAGGTTAACAAGAAAGTCCATACAGTCAAAAGATAAAACAGAAGTATTAGAAGGATTAGATACAACTATCGACTGGAAGAATACAGGTGATAATGCTTATGATGGTGAAAAGTTACAATTATTAGTTCACGATGAATCTGCTAAATGGTTGAGACCTGACAATATATTAAATAACTGGCGAGTAACAAAGACTTGTTTAAGATTAGGTAGTCGTATTATCGGTAAGTGTATGATGGGATCAACATCAAACGCATTAGATAAAGGTGGTGAGAATTATAAAAAATTATATTACAATTCTGATGTTACCAAACGAAACCTTAATGGCCAAACAAGATCTGGATTGTATTCGTTGTTTATTCCAATGGAATGGAATTACGAAGGCTTTATAGATGAATACGGACATCCTGTATTTGATACGCCGAAAGGAGGCGTTTTAAGCCCACAGGGAGATCCTATTGACATAGGAGTTATAGAACATTGGAATAATGAAGTTGACGGCTTAAAAGGAGACCAGGATGCTTTAAATGAATTGTATCGACAATTTCCAAGAACAGAAGAGCATGCATTTAGGGATGAAACTAAAAGTAGTATATTTAACTTAGCGAAAATATACGAACAGATAGATTATAATAGTGATTTACGATTTAGTAACGTTTTGACTAAGGGTAGTTTTTCTTGGGAGAATGGTATTAAAGGGAGTAAGGTTGTATTCAACCCAAATAACTCTGGTAGATTTATTGTTTCATGGATTCCAAATAGCAATTTACAGAATAGACAAATAATAAAGAATGGTATAAAATACCCAGGTAATGAGCACATGGGTGCATTTGGTTGTGATAGTTATGATATATCAGGAACAACAGATGGGCAAGGATCTAAAGGTGCATTACACGGATTGACTAAGTTTTCTATGGAAGACGCTCCGCCTAATTCATTCTTTTTACAATATATAGCTAGACCACAAACCGCGGAGATGTTTTTTGAAGATGTATTAATGGCGTGTGTATTTTACGGTATGCCATTGTTAGCAGAGAATAATAAGCCTAGGCTATTGTATTATTTCAAAAGAATGGGTTATAGAGGTTACTCTATAAATAGGCCTGATAAATTATGGAATAAGCTTTCGTCTACGGAGAAAGAGATAGGCGGTATACCAAACTCAAGTGAAGATATAAAACAAGCACATGCCGCCGCAATAGAAAGTTATATACAAAAGTACGTTGGATTAAAAGAAGATGGTGACTATGGCGATATGTATTTTAATGAAACATTAAACGATTGGTCAAGATTTGATATAAGTAATAGAACAAAATTTGATGCTACCATAAGTTCTGGTTTAGCGATAATGGCATGCAATAAAAATATGTATCACCCATCAGCGGAGATACAAAGACAAAAATTGAATTTAACAATCGCTAGGTATACGAATGGCGGTTCAACATCACAAATAATAAAATAATATGGCTGAGTCAGTTGTAAAGAGTTTTTTTCCAAGCCAAATAGCTAGTGACCAAGAAAAAATGTCGCAAGAGTATGGGTTAAAAGTTGGTAGAGCTATTCAGGATGAATGGTTTAAAGCTAGTTCTGGCACTACCAGGTTTAGAAATAATCAGAGTGCTTTTCATAGATTAAGATTATATGCTAGAGGAGAACAATCAATACAAAAATATAAAGACGAATTATCTATAAATGGGGATTTATCGTATCTTAATTTAGACTGGAAACCTGTACCAATTATACCAAAATTTGTTGATATAGTTGTTAATGGTATTTCAGATAGAGGCTTTGACATAAAAGCGTACTCGCAAGATCCTTATGGGGTAAGTAAACGTACAGCGTTTATGGAGTCTATACTAAGAGATATGCAAACACAGGAATTAAATATGTTTGCTCAAGAGAAATTTGGAGTTAACTTATTTGAAAACCCACCAGAAAAACTACCTGATTCACAAGAGGAATTGGATGTTTATATGCAGCTTAGTTATAAGCAAGGCGTTGAGATTGCAGAAGAAGTTGCTATTAATACTATATTAGATGGTAATAGATATGATCTTACTAAAAGACGATGCATCTATGATATTACAACATTAGGTATTGGTGCAGTAAAAACAACGTTTAATAAATCAGAGGGTATAAAAGTAGAATATGTAGATCCAGCAAATTTAATATATTCTTATACTGAATCACCGTACTTTGAGGATATATATTATGTAGGTGAAATAAAACCTGTTTCAATTAACGAACTTAAATTACAATTTCCAGAATTAACTAATGATGATCTAGAGGCTATTGCAAAGCAAGGCTTTCAAAACAATTCATTTTTTGATAGGACTATATCTAATTACGATAACTCAGATTCAAATACAGTGCAATTGTTATACTTTAACTATAAAACCTATATGAATGAGGTATACAAAGTTAAAGAGACTGCTACCGGAGCATCTAAGATTCTTATAAGAGATGATCAATTTGATCCACCTGTAGAAGAGTTAGAAGCAAAGTATGGCAAGCTATCAAGATCATTAGAGGTATTATACGAAGGCGTTCTTGTATTAGGTACTGACAAGTTACTTAAATGGGGAATGGCTAAAAACATGATGCGCCCTAAAAGTGATAATGCTAAAGTTAAAATGAACTATAGTATTGTTGCACCTAGAATGTACAAAGGTAGAATAGAATCATTAGTTGGTAGAATAACTGGGTTTGCTGATATGATACAGTTAACACATTTAAAGCTACAACAAGTATTATCAAGAATGGTTCCTGACGGTGTGTATTTAGATGCCGATGGTCTTAGTGAAGTAGATTTAGGTAATGGAACTTCATATAATCCACAAGAGGCACTTAATATGTACTTTCAAACTGGATCTGTAATAGGTAGATCGTTTACACAAGAAGGGGATATGAATCCTGGTAAGATACCTATTCAAGAGATAAACACGAATAATGCTGGCGGTAAAATGCAAAGTCTTATATCAACCTATAATTATTACTTAGGTATGATTAGGGATGTAACAGGATTAAACGAAGCTCGTGATGGATCAACACCTGATTCTAATGCACTTGTTGGAGTTCAAAAGATGGCTGCTGCTAATTCAAATACTGCGACTAGACATATATTACAAAGCGGTTTATTTGTTACCTCTGAGATAGCTGAAATGATCTCATTAAGAGTTTCAGATGTATTAGAGTATAGTCCTTCAAAAGATGCTTTCATACAAAAGATAGGCGGACACAACGTTGGTGTATTAGCAGAGATGGAAGATTTACATCTATATGACTTTGGTATATTTATAGAATTAGTTCCAGATGACGAGGAGAGAGCGCAATTAGAGGCTAATATACAAGTTTCATTAGCACAGAAAAACATCGATATTGAAGACGCTATAGATATACGTGAGATTAGAAATTTAAAACTTGCAAATCAAGTTCTTAAAATAAGAAGAAAAAAGAAGGTAGAACGTGATCAAAGACTACAACAAGAAAATATACAAGCGCAAGCTAATGCTAATATGCAAACGCAACAGCAAGCAGCCCAACTAGAGATTCAAAAAGAACAACAACTAATATCTCAAAAAATACAGTTAGAACAAACTAAAGCAGATTTAGAACTAAGACGTATGGAAAGAGAGATTGCTGCCAAAAGAGAATTAATGCAGATGGAGTTTGATTTAAACATGAAACTAAAGAGTGTTGAAGCTGAAGCTTATAAGTCAAAAGAGAGTTTTAAGGAGGATAGAAAAGACGATAGAACTAAGATACAAGCTACACAACAAAGTCAAATGATTGATCAGAGACATAACTTAACAGGCCCTAAAGATTTTGAATCGTCTGGCAATGACATAATGGGCGGTGGTTTTGGTTTAAATTCCTTTGAGCCTAGGTAATAATAACATTAACACAATTATATAATATTTTATCATGAATACAGAAGAACAAGTAATTACACAAGAAGTTGAAGTTAATCCGATTACGCAGGAAGATGGGGTAATAAAAATAAACTTAGGAGAACTTAATAAAAAAAATAAGAATGCCGTTCAAAAGCAAATCACAGATGAGGTTCCTGTTCTCGCAGAATCCGACAGTGGCGAAGGAATTCCAGAAGCACACGACAAAGAACCAGTTGTCGAAATTGCCGGAGAAGAAAGCGCCGTTGAAAATCAGGAAAATGTATTAGAAGAAATAACTGATGAAGAGGTACAAGAGATTGTAGCCGATGTTAAAGAAGAGATTGCTGAAGCTATTGAAGCACAGTCAAATGGTGTTCCATTACCAGAAAATATACAGAAAGTTGTTGACTTTATTAATGAAACCGGTGGTAGTTTAGAGGATTACGTAAGACTAAACACCGATTATGCTTCACTTAATGAAGATCAATTATTAAGAGAATACTATCAATCAACACGCCCTGACTTAGACCAAGAAGAGATTAGTTTTTTATTAGAAGACAAATTTCAATGGGAAGATGAGTATGACGATGACAAAGATATAAAAAGAAAAAAATTAGCTAGAAAAGAAGAATTACTAAAAGCTAAAAAACATTTAGAGAATTTAAAATCTAAATACTACGACGAAATTAAAGCTGGATCTAAATTAAACCCTGAGCAACAAAAGGCTGTTGAGTTTTTTAATAGATACAGTAAAGAAAATGAAGAGGATTTAAAGACTAATGAAAAACAAAAGTCTATATTTACTGCTAGAACCCAAGAGGTTTTCTCTAATGAATTCAAAGGTTTTGAATATACAGTTGGAGAAAAAAAATACAGGTTCAATGTTAAAAATGTAGATGAGGTTAAGAATACACAAAGCGACATAAATAATTTGGTTAAGAAGTTTCTTAACGAGAAGAATGAAATGAAAGACGCTAAAGGGTATCACAAATCTCTTTTCACTGCGATGAATCCAGATGCTGTTGCAAACCATTTCTATGAGCAAGGTAAAGCCGATGCTATTAAGGAAAGTTTAACCAAGTCTAAGAATATTGATATGGACCCTAGGGGGGCTCATCAACAAGTTACTAATAACAATGGTTGGACTGTAAGGTCTGTTAACGGGGTCGATGCTTCCGAATTTAAACTAAAAATACGAAATAACAAAATTTAAAATTACACATTATGGCAGGTACATTTGCAACATCACCCAGTACGCTAGCTAATCTAGCGCACTTAACTCCACGCCCAGTAAAAGGACTTTTTGGAGACAACTATCTTAGCTTATCAGCTATGAATTTTACACAACAATTTTTACCAGACGTTTACGAAAAAGAAGTAGAGCGTTATGGTAACCGTACAATCTCAGGATTCTTACGTATGGCTGGTGCTGAGCTACCTTTAGCTTCAGATCAAGCGGTATGGTCAGAACAAGGAAGATTGCACATCGCTTATGAAGGACTTACAGTACCTACATCAACAACTATTACTTTACCTACAGGCCACTTGATTGGTGCTGGTATGACCATCGTTGTATCTAAAGGGCCTATTACTCGTAAAGCATTCGTTATCTCTGTAACAGCTACTCAAGCCACTATTGCTACTTATGGCTCAGCTGCTGTATTACCTGCTGGTCTTATTACTACTGACGTTAAAATATTTGTTTTTGGTTCTGAGTACGCAAAAGGATCTTCTTTAGCTGGTAACTCTATCGATGCCTCTTTCACAACTTTCTCTAACCAACCTATTATCTTAAGAGATAAATATAGAGTTAGTGGTTCTGATGTTGCTCAAATTGGATGGGTAGAAGTAACTACTGAAGCTGGTGGATCTGGATATTTATGGTATTTAAAATCTGAGCATGAGGCTAGAATCCGTTTCGAAGATCAGTTAGAAATGGCTATGATTGAAGCTGAAGTTTCTGCTGCTGGTATTACTAATGCCGCGAGTAAGACTTTAAAAGGTACTCAAGGTTTATTTGATGCTATTTCTACAAGAGGTTTAGTATTCAACGACCCTGACTTTGGAGCTGCTGGTGGTGCTGGATTAGCTGATTTTGATCTTATTCTACAAGAGCTTGATAAACAAGGAGCTATTGAAGAAAACATGATGTTCTTAAACCGTGCTACTGCACTACAGATTGACAACATGCTTGCTGGCCAAAATACTTACGGAGCTGGTGGTACATCTTATGGTGTATTTGATAACTCTGAGGATATGGCTTTGAACTTAGGTTTCTCTGGTTTTAGAAGAGGATCTTATGACTTCTACAAAACTGACTGGAAATACTTAAATGATTCTACAACTCGTGGAAACATCAATGATGTATCTGGAGTAATTACCCCAGCTGGAACGTCTACAGTTTACGATCAACAATTAGGTCAAAACATTTCACGTCCATTCTTACACATCCGTTACAGAGCTTCTGAAGCAGATGATAGACGTTTGAAATCTTGGGTTACTGGTTCTGTTGGAGGTAACTTCACGAATGACACTGACGAAATGAATGTTCACTTCTTATCTGAAAGAACAATCTGCGTTCAAGCTGCAAATAACTTTGTAATGTTGAAAAAAACAGTATAGTATTAGCAGTAAATTAATGTAGGAATTGCCCTCACTGAATTTGTGGGGGCGGTTTTTACTTTTTAAACAATTATTAAATTTTATTATATCATGGCAAAAGCTCAAACAAATCAAGAAGAGGTGGTAGATGTACAAATTACTACGCCAACACCTACAAAAAAAATAAGTATTGCTCCTACATGGGAGATAAAAGACAGATTATATCAATTAGTAGATGAAAAGCAACCGTTAGTTTTTACAATATCAGGTAAACACTCATCCGTGAGCCCTCTATTATATTATGATCCAGACTCAAAATATCAAAGAGAACTTAGGTATGCAACCAATCAGCAAAGCGTATTTGCAGACGAACAAAAGGGTGAATCAACATTAGGTAGAATTGCATTTAGAGAGGGTATACTTAGAGTACCAAAAGAACAACAAAATTTACAAAAATTATTATCCATTTACCACCCATTAAAAGGGCAAGCGTATGTAGAGTATGATGCTGAACAAGATTCAGTTGACGACTTAGAATGGATAAACTTAGAAATTGAAGCGCTTATATGTGCTAAAGGGCTTGATATTGATCATGCAGAAGCTGTATTAAGATCAGAGTTTGGAAGTAAAGTTAGTGAACTAACATCTAGTGAACTAAAAAGAGACTTATTAGTGTTTGCAAAAAGAAATCCTATATTGTTTTTAGAGTTAGCGAATGATGAAAACGTATCGTTAAGAAACGTTGGTATTAGAGCTACTGAAGCGGGATTGATACAACTTTCCGAAGATCAAAGAACATTTACTTTTGGAGAAACAAGAAGAAAATTAATGACTGTTCCATTTGACGAACATCCATACTCTGCATTAGCAGCATGGTTTAAAACAGATGAAGGAATGGAAGTTTACAAAAATATAGAAAAACGACTTAAATAGTCACCATTTTATAGTAATAGGTCGCTGTAATGGTGGCCTATTTTACTATAAATAATAAAAAAAACTATGGCTGTAAGTGTAGATACTGTTTACCAAAGAGTATTAGGTATACTCAATAAAGAACAAAGAGGGTATATTACGCCTCAAGAGTTTAATCTATTTGCCAACCAGGCTCAATTGGATATATTTGAACAATATTTTTATGATATAAATCAATTTGGTAGAGTAGCAGGAAATAGTACAGAGTACTCTGATATGCTTACATTACTTAATGAGAAAATAAATCTATTTGAAACAACGTCCGCAATGACGTACACAGGTGGATACTTCATATTGCCAGGCAACTTGTACAGACTTGGTACAATCATATATACTAACACAACAACAAATCCATTTGGAGTAGTCTCTAATGAGGAAATAGAAGTAGAAAGAATTAATAAAAATGAATTTCTATATATAAACTCATCTCCATTAACTAAGCCAAAGAATGTTAGACCTATCTATTATGCAGATACCAATGGCATAAAAGCGTATGGCAATTCAACTTTAATTGACGATATTAGCTGTAATTATATTAAGAAGCCAGCTAAGGTAGAGTGGGTTTATCAAATGGTTTATGGAGAAGCTTTATATGATGCAACAAATTCACAGGATTTCGAACTACACGCATCGGAAGAAACTGATTTGGTAATGAATATATTAACATTATCTGGCATAGCTATAAAACAACCTGATGTATATGAAATAGGTACACAGGAAACTACTATGAATACTCAACAAGAAAAAGCATAATATATGGCACTCATAAACGAAACTAATGAACAATACTATTTAGGACCTGATGGAGTATGGAATAGTCTTGATGAGGATTATGGGAATTATCAATTCATACCTATAAAGGATATAATAAATAATTTCATTATATCTTATGTTGGAGAGGATAAATTAATATCGAAATTAAAACGTACTGATGTAGCTTACCACGCTCAACGTGGAATACAAGAATTATCTTTCGATACATTACCATCTACCAAATCTTTAGAAATAGAGGTTAATCCACAATTGTATATGGTATTACCTCAAGACTATGTTAACTATGTTAAATTTACATGGACAGATAGTCAAGGTATAGAAAGAGTAATATATCCAGCGATAAAAACAAGTGATTCC